TCCGCTCGGAAGAAGCTGAAAACAGAACAAGCCCCGCAACAGCCGGAAGGGCCCGTTGTGGATGTCGTGGACGCCGCAGCAGAAATTGCATCTCTACGGGAGGAAATGGGAATAGGAGGTGACGAATGAAGCAGGAATATAAGAATCTATTGAGGAACATTATACACCGGAAGGTGAGTCCGTCGCAACTGCTTATTCTGATGGAAATCCGAGACCATCCGGGCAGGATGTCGCGGGAGATTGCCACCCGTTGCCATTTGGATCCCAGCAATGTGTCTCACCGGCTGGATTATCTGGTGCAGGCCGGCGACGTGATCAGAACCGGCACACGGCCTTGCGTGTTTTATATCAGCAGGCAGGGGCGTGATTTTTTAGAGAGTCTTGAGGATTCAAAGCCAACAGGTTGATTGTCCCGGGCAAGAAGTATTGATTCTCACCAAATTGACGCGCTGAAAATCAGGAGGGTAAAATATTGGTATGAGAAGGAAGGATAACAAGACCAAAGTGACCGAGAAGAAGAAGGAGTTTGCGAGGCTTCTGGTTGCGGAAAAGTTGTCCAAGGCGGACGCTTATCGTAAGGCCTACAATCGCAAGGATATGAGTAATGACGCAGCCAGCAAGGCGGCATCCCGTTTGTCCAAAGATGGCGAAGTTTTGCGAATGATTGACGAATTGAATAAGCAACTGGATAAGTCTGCTGTGCTGACCAGGCAGCAGCGCATGGAATGGTTGTCCCGCGTGGTGACAACTCCCATCGGCAATGTTGATAGCGCATCCGATCTCTGTCAGGAGGTTTCCATGGATGAAACCGGAGCGAAATTTAAGATGCCCTCAAAAATCGCCGCTATTGCCGAGCTTAACAAGATGGATGGCGCATACACTCCTCAGAAGATGGAAGTGGATGCAGGAGAGAATTTTATAACCCTGCTGTCCTCCCTGCCTTTTGAGCCTCCCGTGAAGCAGGGATAAAAACGTTGATTCTCGCCAACTTGCATTTCCCGTGTTTTGTGGCTCATGATTGAGCCATGTTAAATTTTCTGGGAATGACGCGCCATTTGTCCACGACGGCAGGCTATGCCAAGCGCATAGGCTGGCTTTTGTTCGAGGATGTAACGCAATCTCCGTTCCCGGTAACAGGAGTTTCTTTCACCGGTGTGGTGATGACGGAACAGGGAGACTTGCCCGTTGTCATTGAACACGGCGAGCAAGAACATTGTTTGGAGCTTACTTTTCCTGCCCTGCCTGTTGGCCGCTGGCCGTATGCCATTCATGCACAGGATGAGTCCGGAGAGGATTTGAGGCTGTTTTCCGGTTATATTGGGGCCGTGGATTCTGTGGCTCCTGTTGAGTCGTCCACAGTGTACGATATTCCTGCAATGGGTATTACGATACCTGTTGAGGCAAGTAAGACGATCAAGGCCCAGTGGCTTTCCAACACGGCCTCCATTATCGCGGCCCAACAGGCGCAACAGAATGCCAACACATCCTCCACCAATGCAGAAACGGCGAGCCAGGCAGCCAAGACGGCAACGGACGCGGCAGCCACCGCTGCTGCACGGGCCGAAGAGGCGGAAGGCTATGCAGGGTCTGCCTGGGCCTCCAAAAGTGCTGCCGCCGATTCTGCGACTGCCGCCGGCACGTCCGCAACTAACGCAGCCCGTGACGCCAAGAGCGCCAATGACGCTAAAACGGCTGTGGAGTCGCTGGCCGCCACCTGGCCGGAAACGGTCAACAACGGGAAGCAACAGATTATTGAAGCCAGGAATGAGGCTGTTACTGCCATTCAGGATAAGCAAGCCGATTCTGTTCTTGCCGTGGGACGTGCCTCACAGACCGCGCAGCAGAATATAGCCGGCGCACGAACGGATGCCGTTGCCGCCGTGCAAACGGCGCAGGAGAGAGCGGTGGGGGCGATTACGCCCCTTGTCCAGCGCGCCGAAACCGCTAAAGAGGCTATAGATCAGGCGGAGGGACGCATCAATACGGCCGCGACTAATGCCGCGACATCTGCCACCAGCGCGGCTAACTCTGCGACGGCGGCCCAACAGGCTCTTGAGGCCATGCCTCAAGTGGACGCCTCCGGCAACATGACGCTGGCCGGAGGTCTGACGGCGGCGGGGGCTATTAACGCCAATGGAGGCGTCAACATCCCTCTTGCTGTCGGTGCGCCGACCGATACGGGGGCGGTCAACCGCCTGCATGCCGCAGGCATGGCCGGCGTGACGGGCATCCTGACCTCTAATGCTTTCCTCAATACGGATGCCATTACCGCGTCAGGATCTTCGACGGTGACCAAAACAGTTCCCTACCATTTGGCTGGTATTAAGGTTCCCAAGGGTACTCATTCGACCATTCAGGCGAGATTTGAGGTTTGCTCACCTCAATGGAATTATTCCAGTTTCGCCGGGTTCTCTTTCCTTTGGCGCGCTACCAATGCCGCAAAGTTGTCCTTTGGTATCGGCCGCGGCGGGAAGACGATTCGTCCCGACCTTTCCATAGATTCTTACAGTATTATCCCGGCAAACGGTTTGGCTTACAATCACGGCGAAATTCTGGATATTACTTTTGATGACGTGAGAAATACGGACCGCAACGGTTATACGGTGCGGGTGCGTGAGATTTTTGCGCTTAACAATACGGACAGCTGGCAGGTTAAGACTACAACCAGCTTTGTTCCGGCCAGTCAGAACGAGCCTGTTCCGTGGACGATTGCCAAGGTTATTTACCAGCAGAAATCTGCAGCCAATATTGCCAAGTATGAGGATACGGGCGCGCTCTGGCTCATGCTCACCGGAGGTCAGGGGTATAATTTGTATCAAATTGCCACATGCCGGGGGGTCAGTAATTTTGAAACCGGGGTTGGTGTTTCCCAATGGGTGACTGATGTGGTGAATAATGCGGCTGGCGACGTTTCTGTTTATGCGGGAACCGGAGAGTACACCTATTACCATCCCGGAAATGTTAATCCGGTTTTCTATGGTCTGGATGCGATATCCCGCAACTGTATTGAAACCGAAGAAACGGCAGATTTTGTGGACATTAACATACCTCTCTAATCATGAATAATGCAGAGATACAGATTCAGTTTCCCCAGCCGGGACAGTGGGATGAATTTACCCTGACGCCCATTTATCAGGACGCGGACGGTTACACCCGGACAGACCGCTACACAGCGGACGAGATACCAGCGGAACAGGCTCCGGCAATGGAGTCCGTAGTTGCTGCGCTGGTGGGATTGGGTGAGGACTGGCAGGCGGTGCAGGTGTGGGCGCGGCTGAAAGAGTTTTACGCTCCGGAGGAGGATGACCCCATGCGGACGGCGGAAACCGTAGATTTGACCGTGGAGGCCGTCAATCCGCAGGGCGGGCGCAGGGTTTTTACAGCCTCGGACTACCCGGAGTTCGTCATTACCGCGCACGCCGCCGTGGAGTTTTTCAAGTTTTTCACTACTAATCAATAACAACATAATCATATGACTACTAATAATCAATGCAATCATTCCGAGGCTATCGCTAGGGAAATGCACCTTTACTATGCAGCCCAGGCACACAATGAGTCCAACACGCCAATCCCTCACTGGGCAGACCTGACCGAAAACGAACAGAAAGGATGGGTTGCCGTGGCAAATACTGCCCTCTCCATCATCGGCAAGCACGCCCTTGGAGACATCCGCGACTATCTCGGCGTCAAGGCGTCAGGCACATCCGGCTGGCGGAAAGCTCTCTACTGGGCCGGGGTGGGTATAGCCGGCGCTGTCCTTGGGGGCGTTGGAATGTCCCTGTCCGGCTGCGGGCACTCCGTGGACGTCACCCCGAACCGCGCCGAGGTGTGCAAGGACGGCTCCTGCCTGGTGCTGGAACCGGGGCATATCTCCTACAGTCAGGCCCTGCCGGAAACGGACGTTCCGCCCGTCGTGCAAGTCATCCCCTCCAAGAAATAAGGCCATGTGCAAACCCCTCAAGGAATATCTGGGAGTGATCCGCGATTATACGCGTGAGATCGTCACCTTCGGCGGTTTTGTGATAGCCGTGTTCATCTACCTG